TCGGTTCGTTTTTTGTTTTGCGGTGGCGAATATTCCGAACAATATTCTTATAACCCCATAGTTTATACTGCGCAAAACAAGCAGTTTAGTAGTAGTGTTTGAAACTATATTACTACCATTAATAGTCGGTTTCGTTTGATAATGAAAAAATGCTGAAACGACACTTTTTCATGGTTATTTAGATCTAGTCTAAATAATCTTTCTCTAATAGATTGAGCATTTGACGATATCCATCCTCAGAATTAAGGATATCGATAATTTCTTGTTCTGTGAACTGATTATAGCGATCGGCTACATTATTTTGAAAGAAATGTAGCAAAGTTACCCAAGTTGGAATTGAATAGAGGTAACACTCTACAGCCATGCTTAAAATTTTGCCCTGCATAGCATTATAATAATCACTATCTGAATTATACCACTGAAGGGTATTGAAAATTGTTTCTTTATTTAAAATTGCAACAAATCTATTGAGTTTTGGATGGTATTTGAACGTTCTTTTCAAAAAAGATAATTCTTCTCTCGGTGTATATGGCAAAACCACTGGTCTTTTATCTCCAGTAGTTACTGTGATGTTTAATTCTTGACATGAATCTCTAAAGGTGACAGCATTGAATAAATATTTTAAGTCATCTGTTGAGCCGCATGCTTTATCATCGCCCATTGCCCAGTCTACGCATTGTTTAAATTTTTCTAAATCTGGATTAATTTTCTTTAATCGACAAGCTCTTGAATAAGAAATAGCAGATAATGCTTTATTAATTAATGAATTAAAAAGAGCTGTAACCCATGAACCCGAAGGCATGGCGTGCGTATTTTGATAGACATGGTCTCCGATTAACACGAAGCCGTTAATTAAAGTGCTCAATAATAAGCCAAGAGAGTCTTTATCCGTTCCAATATAATTGTCCAATACTACATCATTGATCATTTGTTGGATTTGTGCCAACACACTTCCATCCCAGTTTTTAACATCTACGTCAAAAACAATAGCCATTTTGTCGAATGTTTCTTTCATTTTGTGGGCATGTAAATAAGGATTAAATCCTATGGCTATTTGATTTTCCCACATGTCTTCTCTAATTTGAATTAACAAATTAGCTAAGAATTGTTTTGTTCGCGCTATAACTGGCAAAGGTAACACTCTAAAAGTGCGCGGTGTGTCTGCCTTTGCTTCAGTTCTCATTTCATCTTTGAATGTTTCAATGGCTAAAATGTCTGTTATCTTTAATTCATTATTTCTAAGCTTATAATCAAATTCGTCTAACATTCTTTCTAATTTTGGTGTTATTGTCTTCATTTCATAATCTATTAAAGATTTCTTGCCTTTCGGCATGCCATATCCGTTTGAGGATTGTTTATTTAATTCTTTCAATTTTTCATTACCAAAAATAGCTTCATGTCTCGTTATTTGATCAAAAGGTTTTATAAATGACTGAATATATTTCCGCGCAAATTCTAAGTCAATTTTATTAACTTTTCCCGTTGGTTTAAATGATTTCATAGCCATTGAATGCAATGTTGTTCGAGCATCTCCTTCTGATTTAAAATTTGGACATTGCTTTAAAGGAGCTTCCATTGTTATTAATTCACCATCACGGTCTTCCATCCAAATAGTTTTGACGTCGACGTCTTGAAGTCGGTGTTTGCCAGCTTCATCGATTGTGTAGATATATTTGTCCTGATAATCTACTTTGCTCATATGCAATTCTGTTTGTTTATAGCGCGATTCTTGCATTGGTTGTGATGGTTTAATTTCTTTATCTTGATAATAAAGTCGACGTCCAGAAAAATCTTGATAATCACTCGGAACTGGTTCAAATTCAATTTGTTTTCCACTCAGCATTATGTCCCTTATTTGATTATAAGTGTCATCTTTCAAAATAGAGGCGTATCCTTTCGAATCGTCTCCAGCACAATGTAGTGCCAATAATCCATGATGCGAATACAAGCCTGATCCGCATAGACCACTAGATGTTAATGGATATTCGTAAACTTCTCCAGGAAGCATTTCGATTGTCCGCTGAGTGTTGATTATAGTGGTCAATGTAGTAGAAGGTTTGATTGAAATACCTTCCACTAAAGCCAATTTGTGATAACAATTTATAAAATAGATGTCGCGATTAACAACATCCTCACCTCGCGGTGGAAAAAGCATGTTGGCATGTTTGTAGCTAGCTACTGGCATGTCTCTCAATTCATAAACAGCAAAATCAATGTGTGGAAATTCTTTAATTAATCGTAAGCGACAGTTCTCTTTTTCAATGTTGTTCTTTAAATAGTGATCCCAATCATAATAGATATCTATCATGGTGTCTATTCCTGTGCTATGCATAGGAAGCAAAATAAAATTTCCTGAAACTATCGCTTGGCAAACGCTAGACTGCATTATTCCTTTAAATTCAAATTTTGTTTTCACAAAACGAAAGCATTGTCTAACATCTCCCGCTGGCAAACCTTGTGACTGAATTGGTTGATCACAAGATAGATCTTTCCATTTTTGAATAAAATTGTTATCAATAAC